TGTCCAAGTTCTTCCCCGGCTTGAACGAGGAAGGCAGCGAACTCAGGGCGGCCGTGGACAAGACGAAGGAATACATCGGGGTCAAGGACCATCCATTGGGGGATCTGGTCGGGGTTGCGGTCGAATACCTCCGGGCGGGTCCCGTGCTGATGAGGCAGGCATACGAGAAGGGAGTGGCGGACGCGAAGGCCGGCAAGGTCGAGGAGGCCAGGAAGGGGGAGATCAAGGAAACCGTTCTCTCCCCGAAGGGCTCGCCTCCCGGAAAGAAGGGGGAGGCGTCAAGCGCCGACATCGCGGACGTGGCGAAACGGCTGGGGCTGAAGACGCCGCAGCAGATCGCGCTTCTCAAGAAACTCCGGGCGGGCAACAAGATCCGCACCATCAGCGTGGAGGGCTAAGATATGAGAACAAATGCGAAAACCAAAAGAGACGCATTCGGCCAGGGGAGCAATGCCCCTGAGAAATACCCGGCGGAAGCGCCGGAGAACAGCCTGCGCCCCCTCACATCCGAGGAGCAGGCCATCGCCGCCCGTGTTGCGGCAGACTCGGACAGGGAATGGGAGACGATCACCGAGGACAGCGTCCTCGATTATTCGCTTGGACGCTGGGCCTTTGAACTCCCGCCGGAGGCGGTCAAGCTCCAATGCGAGCACCGGTTCGCCTTCCGCTGGATCACCCGCACGAAGGAGCGGATCGACGAGATCCGCACCAAGCAGCCCCCGGCTCGCTGGTGGATCTGCAACCGTGCGAACACGCCATTCCTCGCCCACCTTTGCGATCCCGTCCTCGGAGCCGTCGTCCGGGAGGATCAGATCCTCGTATTTCAGCCCTGGTGGATGCGCGAGAAGATGCGGGCCATCGTCCAGGGAATCGCAGACGGAAAGAGCGCCGACCTGACCGAGATGGACGGGAAAGCGCGTGGGGCCGCCCACTTCAACGCGTCGAAACGCCTGTACGGAGACGGCAGGCCGGAGACGCGCCAGGAAATCAAGGGCGGGGATCAAATCATCTATGACGGCGACCTGGAGGAAGGTTCCGACGGGCTCGTCGCGGAAGCATAGGAGGAAACCATGGCAAATGTCGACTCGCCCTTTGGGTTTGTCCCCTTTGGGAAACTTTTGTCGGCGGATTGGTATCCCGTGGCCACAGCATACGGGACGGCCATTTTCGTCGGAGACTGGGTCGAGGTCACCAATACGGGCCTTGCTTGCAAGGTATTCGGCGGTGACACTCGGATGGGTGTTGAAATTGACGTGACCGGCGCGGCGGGCGACGAACTCGGCGCCGTGCTGGCCGTTCTCGACAGCAACGGAGATCCCCTCTCGTACCTTCCCGCCTCAACGACCGGAGACAGCGTCGTGGCCGGGTATGTGCTGGTTGCGGACCACCCGATGCAGGAATTCCTGGTGCAGGAAGATGGGGACACTACCCCCATTGCGGCGGCATCCGTCGGCCTGAATGTGGCGGTTATCTCGACGCATACGGGCAATACCACGAACGGCCGGTCCAAGCAGGAAATCGACAGCAACACCGTCAACACGACGAACACGCTGGCCCTGAGAATCCTGCGTTCCTACAAGGACGACACCGTGGGATCGGCATACTGCCGGTGGGTCGTCATGCCGAACCCGAACGCTCACTTCAAGTCGAGCGCAACGGCAATTTAACGAAAGGAGGACGTCATTATGTGGACACGATCACGCTTCGTCAATGAGTACGTCCCCGGATTGTTTGCCGTGGCCGTCGATAGTTACCTGAGCAAGAGGGGAGAGCTGATGTACCCCAAGCTCTGCACGATCAAGGACAGCAAGAAGAAGAAGGAAGAGGATGCGATCCGGTCCGGCCTGGGCGACCCCGTTGCCAAGGGCGAAGGCGCCGGGATTACCTACGATGTCCAGATCGCAGGTGCGAAGCAGTCCTGGGTGCATGCTGTTTATGCCCTCGGGGTGCGGATCACCGAGGAGGCCATCGAAGACAACCTGTACGAGCTGGGCGGCGGCGGAAATGCCGAGGACCTGAAGGAGATGTTCTTCGACCTCGGCGAGTCCCTGGCCGTGAACCCGGAGAAACTGGCGGCACGGTTCTTCAATTTCGGGACCGCGACGACCTACCACACAACGCGGGACGGCGTCGCCCTGTTCAGCGCGTCTCATACGCGCCTGGACGGGTCCACCTATTCAAACTACCTGACTTCCACCGACCTGACCTATTCCACCTACTGGAGCGCGGTCATCGCGGCGGAGAATCAGTACAACCACCGGCAGCAGCGCATCCAGAAGAAAGTCCGGAAACTGTGGGTTCCCCCGCAGCTTGAGAAGAACGCCCGCGAGGTCGTTTATTCCCCGGACCGTCCGGATACGGGCAACCGGGCCATCAACGCCATGAAGCAGTCCGGCCGCACGGTCGAGATCTGCGTCTGGCCGTACCTGTCGGACACGGACGCCTGGTTCCTCCAGACGGACGGCCGCGGGATCATCATGTTCTGGCGGCGCAAGACCCGCTTCGGACGGGAGCAGGACTTCCAGACGGGCGACATGATGGCGAAAGGAGACCAGCGTTTCTCAATGGAAATCGCCGACGAGAGGGACTTCATCGGTGTGATTCCTGCGTAACCCCCCTGGCTTGGGCGGGGGTAATCCTCAAAAGCCCCCGCCTGGGCTTTTCGGGTAAGCGAGGGTGCAACTCGTCAATTCCCTCGGCCACTTGCATGAGAGGTTCGATGAGAGGGCAGCGGTCCTGGCGAGAAGGAGGAAGATATGAGTTTAGTCAAATATGACGGCGTTCACAGCTCAATCGGGCTGGTGTTCGACCTACAGACGGCGGAGCCGACCGATACCAGTTACGCCCTGAACGTGGGGAGCGGACTGGCAAGCGCCGGACTCTGGATGGAGTCGGACGGAATCCATTGGTCCTATAACGGGACCGAATACTACATCACCGCGAGCTATTCCGGCGGGAGCGGCGGGACGGCCTTGGGCGACCTGGATGGCGTGTACTCGAACGGCCGGGCGGTCACCCTCGACGAGGGGGCCATTGCCCTGACTGACGCGACGACCGGGACGGCGAACAGCCTCGAATTTACCATCTCCGGGGCAAAGAGCGGGAATGTGATCGACGTCGGCGTGGGGGCAGCCCTGACCGGAAATGTCGTTGATATCGACATGAACCTTGGCATCGCGGCCGGGGCGATCTACATCGACAACGGCGGGACGGCCCGGACCGGGGCCGACCTGAAGGTTAAGGACGACTCGACCGGCGCGCACAGCGTTATCGATATCGATTCCAGCGGGTCGGGGGCCTCCATCGGTTTTGACTGGACCGACAGTTATAACGGATCTCCGGCGAATTTCGGCATCAAGCTGACCTTTGACGCCAACGACGGCATCGATTCAACCGGTATGCAGATCGTCAGAAACGCAGGCATCCGCACGAATCCGGCCATCGACATCAACGAGGACTCGACCGGCTCGGCCGACTGCATCGACATCGACGTGGGCGGCGTCTACACCGGCGACATCATCAACATCGCCTATTCGGCAGCAGCGACGGGCAATGCCATTTTCATCAACCTCGATACGGCGGTTGCGGCAACCGCCCTGCACATCGAGGGGTCCGGCATCCGGACTCAGCCGATGGTTGAAGTGGCCACGGACTGCACCGGGGCCGCGGATTGTATCGACATCGCCATCACGGGTGCGTCTTCCGGGAACATCATCGACATCGACGTCGGGGCTGCCGTGACGGGCAACACCATCGACATCGATATGAACCTGGGCGTCGCGTCGAAAGCTCTCTATATCGACGCCGGGGCGGGGACCAGGACGGCCGACCTGGTTCACATCAAGCACGACGGGGACGGGAACGTCTGCGCCCTCAACATCGACCAGACCAACACCGGCAGTGGGAACATCGTCGAAATCGACATTGACGCGGTCCATACCGGCAATGCCATCGACATCAACTATGGCACGGGCGCGGCCACCGGCTCGGCCATCAACATCACGACCGGGACGAACCTCGCCGGCAACGCCCTGAAGGTTACCACGGCGGGGGCGAGGACCGCACCCGTCATCAACATCGTGGGCGGCGGGACGGATGCCGGGACGGATGACCATATCATCCTGATCACGCAGTCGGCGGTTTTGGACTCCAACATGGTCCAGTTGACCTATGACACGGCCGCGTCAACGGGCAATGCCATCGGCATCACCATGGGAACCAACCTGGCCGGGGCGGCGCTGGCCATCAGCGCGGCGGGGGCTCGTACCGACGACCTGATCAAGATCGACGACGGGTCAACGGGAAGCGGGCATATCTTCGACATCAATTTCAGCGGCGTCTACACGGGGAACTGCCTGGACGTCACCTACGCAAGCGCGGCTGCCACCGGCAACGCCATCGACCTGAACATGGGGACGAACGTGGCAGGCATGGCCCTTTCCATCA